GTACTCGAAATTGGCATAGAATACTGCGTTGATTGAAGAATGTCAAAGACCATTCTCTTTGCTCCTTCGTTGATCTTTTTCTCGATCCCTTTAGAGCCTTTAATCTGTGTGTCAATGGTTTTTATACTCATCTCAATTTGTTATTTAATAATTTAACATACTCTTGTTGATACTTTGTTAGATAGGTTTCTGGTACGGGTAAAACTTTCCGTTCAGCGTAGTTAACTGTCCAAGATATACCACCAGGAAAATATTTATACTTCCCCGATTTAATCTTGTCTAAATGCTTTCTAATATCAGATTCTGGCATTGACCAATCAGGTATTGTGTGATACCAAGCCTTACGATCAACCCCTTCTTTTGTTGTATACCCATTAGAATCCCATCCCCAAAATACAGCAAAAGAAAAGCCGTTGTATTGAAAAACGGCTATAATATCTCCTCGTTGGAGATTCTCTACTTTCTCTTTTCTCATACTTTTAGTAATAAGAAAGGGCCCATTTCAGGCCCTCTCATTAATCTAAACTAGATCTGTTTAATTAAATCTAGTACTTCCATACATTGTGCCTTATTCCTAGGCATGAATAGAACGTACGTAAGGCCATTCTCTTTCAGATGTTTTTTAAATAACTTCCATCTTAAAGGGAACGACTCGTTAGCATATCCTTTAGTTTCGATAATCCACTTACCGTTAGGGTCAACAAAATCAGGTGTGTAAGTAATAGGCCGTATTTTACTACCTTTATTACACAGTTTAGCTTTTGTTCCTTCATAACATGCCTGTGGATACACCATACCGTCGAATACAGTGAATGTATGCTCTTCGTAATCAACTTTAATCCCATCATCATCAAGCATCTTATACATATGCTTTTCTAAAAGAGATTGAAATTGAATTCCTTTGTATACATTTTTCTTAGCGCTTTTTACTTTTGACGTTCTCTTCTTATAGGCCATTTTCTACAATATTAGTTTGTAAATTACCTTCATACCCTCTGTCTTTACTCCATATATGGACCTGACCTACACGCTTGGTGCCAACATAAGCTTTATTCTTATGCCACTCGTCGCTACCGCATATAGATGGAATGAACCTGACTTTAGTTCCCATAAACTCATTAAGCATCTCTTTATGGAAATGTCCTAAATGTGCTTCTCGGAATGTAGTTTGGCTCCACATGATAGGCTGCTCTGTAGCCATAAGTAAAGGTATTTTATCTCCTTTTACTTTATCGCCATGGAAATGCAGGATCATGTTCGTTCCATACTGATAGTATTTACGTTCATTTAAACTGTTATCTACTGTAATATTTGGGTTGTTTGAAAATCTCGCTTCAAGTAGGTCTCCAACATAGAACATACGTTCATAGTCGTGGTTACCTTGCACTATTATCACGTCAACAGGTGCGTACTTAGATAAGTACGTAATTGCGTACTCCATTAACTGCCAATACCCACGGAAAGACTCTCGCCATCCCATATAGTCATCTTGCGGCGTTCCTGCAGTTGTGCTCTTACGTAATCCTTCAGAATTCATACCGTCGTTTCCAATTGGAAGTAAGATCCGCTCAACATTTAAGCCTGCAGTCTTAGATATAAGACTATGTAAAACTTTCATGTAATCGTCTATTAACTTCTGTGGGCCCTCACCTGTCACCTTACCATAATGTATATCCGGTAAGGATATTTCTAACATTACTGGATCTTTAGGTGTTGTATACTTTATTGCTTCAATTTTAGGGGCATCTTCTTTAACTAGCTCTATGAACTCTTGTTTCATATTTCCAAATTCATGCCACTGATTTTGAGTTACAACAGAATACCTTTGGTCACCATTAGCTGCTTGCCAAAACTTAACAGATTTTACATCTGCCATAGTTAGGCCATTTGCTTCTAAATGATCTTTAAATTCTGGGCTGCTTACATTATCGTTAGAATTAACGCCTAATGCTTCTCGACGCGCTGCGTGTGCTACTGTTTCTGGTACTTCGAATTTCTCTGCTAACCAGGCTGTTCCTTTTTTCAAATAGCCTGTACGTTCTTTTAAAAATTCAACGATCTCCTCTTTTCTCATCAATAATCTGTTTAAGTATAGACATATTTGTATGTACTACCAAATCAGATGGATCTTTCGATTCATACTTACTTGGGATACAGACATTTATTAAGTCGTACTTATCACAGATTTTATGCGCCATCATCTGTCCTGGATTAGATTCTTTTTTATAATCATTGTCATAAAGAACAATTATACTTTCGAATCTACTTCTTAGACTCTCTATTAGTTTTTCATCTGGTACCTGCATTTCACTTTGTAATGCAATCGATGAGAAACCTGCTGAATGTAGAGTCATGATGTCTTTTAACGAAGATGTTAGAATTACAAGCTCCCCTATTTCAGGTAACTGTTTCCAACCTTGAATATCTGCTGCTTTAACGTTGCTAGTCCACTTTCGCTCGTCTTCTTCTGGTGCGTAAATTTTGTACCTCGGTCCAAACTTAAATGCATAAGTAATTGTCTTACAGCTAAATCTATGTTCGTTGACCCAATAATAATCTATAGGTTCAACACCAAATTTAACTAAAATATCTTTACTTATGTAATATTTACTCCAAAAGTTTGCATCTCTCTGATTCCACTTACGCTTTTTCTTTCTAATAAGTGTAAGTTTTTCTATGAGGTCAGGTTGTTTTCTTTTAACTCCCTGACCCCCCATAGAATAAACTCCGTCACTTTTAGTATAAGATAAACCTAAGTTAAAATCTCTATCTACCATGCGAAGAGCAGTAATCCAATCACAATTAAATGATGCTTGGATATATCTGAAGCAGTTAAAGGTGTGGTCTGGATGGCCATGATCCTTATATAATAAAGCATCTTTCCATACATACACAGCAGCAGTAGGGGAATTATCTTCCCTTAACTCACTACGGAACTTTTTATTAAGTTCTTTAAACCCTTTGATGTAATACCTGAAAATGTCATACTCAGTAATTTTACTAAGTATGACATCTGTATGCAGGTAATCATCACTACTTCGTGCGGCAATCATTTAGAACGGCGAATCGTCAGCTGAAGTATCCTGCTTTTGATCTGGCATAGTCCAATCCTCATCCTCCTTAGTATCAGGAGTAACTAAATTAATAGTTGGATTGTGTGTACCCCAAGCTAAATCAGCATTAAAGTCTGCATTAAACGAACCGTAATCATCATTCAGATTGCGAACAAAGAAGTCATCTCTCTGGGGCTTAACTCTTCCAAAGTGTTTAGTGTATACAGTTTGGTATTTGTCATCTTTAACACCTACTAATACACGTACTTCATTATCTTTCAAAGCATTCACTAATGCTTTAACTTCTGATACATCTCCATTAGAGATTTTCTTACCAGTTTCAAAACTTACTTCATCTCCCTGAGCAACATTAGCCCAAGCTTTAACAAAGTTAATTAGAGTTTCTTCACCAACAAAGGCGTGTCTCTCACCATCAGCTTTCCACCAGTCATAAGAAGGTTTACCTTCAGACCATGTAGTTTGCCCAATAGCATTGATATATTGGTTCTTACCATTCTGAGAAACACGAGCTTTAGGTTGAACTAAAACTTCTAATTTCACAGTAGTATCTGCATTAGCTACCCAGAATACAACTTTATTGTAGTCTTCATTGCTAAATGATACTTGATAATTAGGCTCACTCTTAACTTTAATATCTAAAGCGTGAAGTTCTGCCATTGTAGGATTAACAGCTACAACTTTCATGTTAGTTAACCCTGAGTAAAGCTTCATTCCTGAGCCTACTACTTCTTGCGTACTTGCGTTTGATTTAATTGCCATAATTAAAATTCTTCGTTTTCGTTAATAAATTCATTTTCTTGGTCTTGAGCGTCCATTTCTTGACGACCTTGAATCTCCTCTTCATAGGCTTCTCCAAGCATTTGCTCTTGTTGCTCGTCAGTATACTCTTCAGTATTTTCAATAGCATCTTTAGATCTTAGATCTGCACGATTATGAAAATCATCTGTAATAGTGTTTACTGTCCCCATAACTTCCTCAATAACTCCTTCCACTGTTGTTTGTGCTGGATCTACTGCTGTGTCATCAACAAAGTTAAAAGATAGCTTACGCTTTTTCTTAACCTTTTTACCTTTAAGTACTGGGTGCTTAAACATTTCAGTAACTTCCCAAGCTTCTAGGCTGTATTTAGTTTGGATTCCCTTGCGGTCAATTCCATTTTCTAGATCTGAAATGATCATAGAAGTCGTAATGTTTTGCGGAGTCGGTTGTGACTCTACGCTTTGCTCTTGTGTGTGATTGGTTTCAATCATTTTAACAAAATTAATAGTTAATCAATAAAAATCTTTGACCATTCCATGGGCATGGTCTTACCCTTTAAGTGCTCGCATCGACTACCGGCTACTACATCTCCTAGTGAATCAAAACTAACCATAGTTTGTTCATCTTCTCTATAGATATAGCCTACTGCGTCAGCGTTTGCGCATGTAATTTGCTTGATCTTACCTGTAAGGTCGAGGTCTTT